GAACCAATACGAGGAGGAAAATTCCGTAACGAATTGCGTCGATCTTAAAGAACAAGAGCTCATAGTTAGAATTCTTTGCAAAGACGATCTAACCGCAGGGGTTCTTACTACGAAATTCAATCAGTTTTTCCGTAAAAACGGCATTTTAAAGTTTCATGCAGGTCTTCCGTCGTTTAATAACGGCGCTTATACCCTTACGACTGACGAGGATGACGCATATTGGATAAATTTCTTAAACAACGAAACTTCTACTACTTCTAAAAAATAACAAGCTTTACAAAGCCGATCTTATATGGTCGGCTTGATAAAGTCTGCGCGCGGGCTTAAATTTTAAAAGGAGTTTGATATGCCTAAGTTGGAAAAACTTTCTGCTTTCAAATCTAAAGCTTTTGTTGCTGCTAGCATTCTCGGTTTAAGTGCCGTAAGTGCTATGGCTGATGTAACTATTGCTGCCGATGGTACCGTATCTGGTTCGCTTGATAAGGGCACTTTTATGGGTATCGCAGGTATCGTAGCTACGCTTTTGGGCGTTATCTTTGGCGTAAGACGCGGTCTTTCCCTTCTACGCTAAGCTTTTTCCCTCTGCCTTTCGGTGGAGGGATAAATTTCAAGGTTTTATCATGTATGACTTTATCGATTTATCTAAGCTTACGATTTTTATTAATAGCTTTATGGCCGTCGTTATAGTCTTTTTTGCTGTCGTCAAACAAGTAACCGTTGCTTTGGATATTTTTAAAAATTTGGACTGAATATGTATAAGCTTGATATTTCTTTGGAGCAATACAATTTTTTAATGGGTCTAAGTGGCATTTTATGCGCTTTTTTACTCGGTCTATTCATTTTTTTAGTTTTGAGTAAGCTTTAATTTGCGCTTAAAGTTTTCTCAAATTTAAAGATTAACGCGCGCCCTTTTTATTTAGCTCGCTAAATAAAAAGAGTGGCGCAATGCGTTAATCCCACGCCTCCAAGGCGTGTGTCGCGAAGCGTAGAAAGGAAGGGTTATGCAAATAGGCGTTTTTACTGTAACTGGCGTTTTGTCGTTTGATTATTTTTTCTCAATTATAGTGTGGTTTTTGCTTATATGTCTGCCTATATGCGGCGGTTTGATTTTATTCGCGAAAAAGGTGCTTTAGGAATATTTTATGCTTTCTAGGTTAAAATTTATCCCCTTAATTTTAATATCCTTGGTTACTTTTTCTTTTTCCGTCCAAGTTCCCCTTTCGTCTAGTTCTTACGATTATCGTTTTAAAATTTCCACCGCTGGCGATATGTGGCTTTATAACGGCATAGTTGACGGTATAGTCGAGCATTGCCAATATACTCAAATTGAAAATAATGCTTATGTACAACCTAGTTTTAATGAGACTGCATTTAAAAAGGATTCCTTTTATGCTCAATCGGATCCAGCCTCTAAATCTCCCGATGGTTATTTTTCTAATCCTGCTACTTTATATAAATTTTTGGGTTATGAAACTATCAATGGCAATCAAATTTTGAAATACGAAACCTATTCGTGGGCTAAAATAGCTGAGGGTTCTACTACGGCAAGATGCGTTAAGTGCAATACCAAAGTAGGTGAATATTTCGATTCTACTACCGGTTTATGCGTTAATAAATGCGAGGATATTACTAGCCGATCTGATCGCTTGAATTGTATGTGTAAGCGTGCGGGAAAGATTGGCTACAATGGAAGTTTTATTACTATGTTCATTGGTGGCGATGGTTCTAAAATTTGCTCTTATGGTTGTAAAACTACGAAAGACGATCCCGAAGCTAGACCTAATGGCGATGGCACGGAATTTAGCGTTCACTATGATATTAAGGACACTGACCCAAATGCTAACGGCTTTTGTTTTGCCGATGATACTTATGCTCCTAATGCTACGCCCGGTCCAAATCCTAAGCCAGATAAACCAAATCCCGATAAACCCGATAAACCAAATCCAGATAAACCAGATAAACCCAATCCCGACAAACCAAATCCTGGCGGCGGCGGAGGCAAACCTGGCGGTGGAGGAGGCAATAAGCCTGATAATCCAGGTAATAATAACGGCACAAAACCGGGCAATCCCGATAATAATAATAATGGCACAAAACCAGGTAACGATGACGATAAGGGTAAATTTAATCCCAAAGATTTTGATGATGGCGGTCTTGATAAAGCTCGTGATGATTTGTATGGTGGGATCAAAGACCATTTAAATAATGGCTTATCTAAATTTGACGGTTTACGAAACGGAATAGATCAATTTATTAAAAATATTAAGGGTAAAGGATTTGCGAAAGTGAAGTCTGAAATTAAGCGTTCTTGTCCTATTAAAAAGCAGATTACTTTATCTGACGGTAAAACTTATGATATATTAGTGGATTATTGCGATGCCGTCTCTCCCGTTTCCGAAATTTCATATTATATTTCTTATGTTTTTTTTATTGCCGGTATTTTTTTACTTTTACTGAAATTATTTGTAGTTTTGCTTTAAGGATATAGTATGCCTGCTTTTATAATATCTGCTTTAGCTTGGATTTTTAGAAAACTTGCTTTGGGTGAGCTCGCAGGGTTTGTTCTTAGAAAGGTTATTTTTAGCAAGCTTGTTGTTATCGAAATTGCTATGTTTGCTCTCATGGTAATATATTTCGGTGCTTTGCTTGCTATGGCCGTGTTTTTATTCGGTCAATTGGGAAATATTTACGAATTTATAAAAAACCTTACTAATCCTACGAGTTCTAATGAGGTTACTTCCGTTGCTTTGTCCGTTTTATCATCTCTTGGGGTTTTTAAAGCTTTTTGGGACGTTTTAAATCTTTATTCTCCATTTCTAATATCTTTATTCTTGATAATCGGCGCTAAAATGGGAATGAAGCTTCTTGAAAAGATTAGAAAATCGATAAATGAACTTACTCATTATATTACTTGAGGCTTCTAAATGATAACTTATATCGTCGGCAACCCAGGTAGCGGTAAAACATACTACGCGGTTTTCAAAATTCATCAGCTTTTTATTTTTAAGCCAAAGGATACTTTTTTATCAAAGGTCATTAAGCCTGAGAAGCAAAAAGAGTATTTATATTGCTATACCAATATCAACGGCTTTAAGTTCGATCTAGACGATAAATTTATAAAATTCGACTATGAAAAGTTTTATTCCGATCTCGAAGTCTTATATCTGCTTTATATGGATAAAGTAGGCGATGACGTCCTAAACGAAAAAGCTAAGGAGCTAAATTTACACAATGTTTTAATAATCCTCGACGAAGCTCATAACTTTTTTAAAGCCAAAGAGGATAACATTTTGGTTTGGTGGCTTACCTATCATCGCCATTTATATCAGGATATTATGCTTATTACGCAAGATTTATCGCTTATAAGTAACGAGTATAAACGAATAGCCGAACATTTTTTAAAAGCCGTGGATAGCTCTAAGCGTCTATTCAAGAATAAATTTAGATATATGCTTTACGGCTCTTACAAAATGTATCAAAAAGACGTTATGCAAAAATTTCACGTTCCGTATATGAAAGAGGTTTTTAATCTCTATCATTCGGGGCAAAACGCTTCTCAAAAGTCTTTCGTCCGTAAATTTCTTTATGTGTCGTTATTCCTATTTATCACGCTATCTATATACTTTTATTTTTTCGTGCAAAGCTTTAATTCCGATGAAGCCGCCTCGACTTCCGATGATCCCGCCCCCGCTCCATCTCAAAACCCCTCCCATCAAGAAAGCTCACCCAAGCAAAGCAATAGCGATGACGGTCTTTTTAACGCCTCCGAACCCGATCCAAATGAGCCTCCCATAGGCTATATCTATCAAATTTACTGCTTCTACGATAAATGTTCTATCACGAGCGGCCGTTATGAGCGCTTCGATCAAAGATACTTAAATTTCATCCTTCTGCGCTCCCCGCCTAAATTTAGCGTGCGCTCGTTCAAGGGTAAAGGTATTACGTATTTTTTTGTCGGCTTTGATAAGCCCGTTTTTGATAACCTAAAAAAGGAAGAGTTAGATGAAAAAAGTTCTTTTTCTAGCGCTATTTATTCTAAGTAGCGCCTTGTCTGAAGAGATCAAGCTAAATTTGCTTGATTTCGCCAATGTTGCTAGTCATAATTCCAAGATCGATATTCTAATCAGCGATGAGATAGATCCGAATAGCTTTTATTTCTACACCGCTAAGAATTCCGACGTAACGATAAAGCACTTCCGCAAAGCTATAGAAAGCAAAGGTCTAAAGCTCATTCTAACGGACGGCTTTTATTACGTTTTTAAGCAAAATAGAGACTACGGCGACGCTAACGGTAGCATTAGCGCCGAACGTAGGTTAAGATACCTTACCCTTACAAACAATTCCTACGACGACGCCGATAAGATAGTAAGCAAAATGACCGATCAAAACTCAAGCTATATTCGCTCTACAAACTCCGTAGTATTCAAAGCAAGCGATGACGAATATAGCGACATAATAGATTTCGTCCAAAGAAGCGACAAAAAGCTCGAACAGGTAAATTTTAAGCTTACCATACTTGAGACCAATACGAATGATTACAAAGATATAGGCTCGCACCTAAATTCCTTAGGCGACGTCATCACCCGCTCCGATCTAAATTTCTTTATAAATTTGATTACCATGCCATACACCGCTCAAACCAACGTAGTAACCACCAAGAAGCGGGGCTTTTACGGAGTGCTAAGCCTGCTTCAGCAAAACGGCGTAACGACTATCAAGCAAAGCCCGTTTCTGGTCGCAAAGAGCGGCGCCGAGGTTTATTTTTCATCAGTTGAAAACGTGCCTTATCTAACGAACACCAGCACCTATACGCAAAACGGCACTTCGACGCAAAACAGCTACGAATATAAAGACGTTGGCCTAAAGATTAAAATTCGCCCGATTGTGCTTCAGAATTCAAACGTTGATTTTAGCCTTGATTTGGTCGTTGAAGACCTACTCGATTCACAAAACACCCTCACGCCGCGCACGAGTAAAAAGGAGCTTAAGTCGAATTATAGTTTAAAGCGGGGCGAGCTTCTTGTTTTAAGCGGCATTAACAAAGACGTTGCCTATTCAAAACGCAACGGCGTGCCTCTGTTAAAAGATATACCGATACTTAAGTATCTTTTCTCTATCGAGCAGAATTATAAAAGCACCAGCGTCATCACTCTCACGATAGAGGTAAATTAAGATGAGTATGAGAACATACGGCTTATTATTCGGGCGACGGCCGCAGAGAAAAGCAAGCGACGAGGCACGAGGAGCGCGCTTTGCTCTGCTCCCTTGTCAATTTAATAAAAAACTGTTAGTTTGAAACGAAGCTTAAAGATGTTCGGATTAGATGAAGCGGATTTTAGTATCGTAAAACAAAAAATCGATAAGCAACGAAAGTTTTTACAAAGCTTTAAATTCGTAAATTCTTTCGGCGAAGAAAAAAGCCTGCTTTCGGTTTCAAAGTCTGCAAACTTTTCAAGCACCTATTACGCCGAGGTAGCAAATAGGACAAATACCATGCATATGCTTTCGATTAAGCACGAGCTGGTGCCCGTGTTTCTTACTATCACGCTTAACGGCTGCTTCCGTAAGGCGCTAGTGGGAAATTTTGCTACCTTTACCACGAAAGATATTAGATCGCTTCCTATCGAGCAGAAACAAAAGCTTAATGAGGGCGCGCCTTTTTCGATAAGGGATTTGGTTAACGTGCTAAATCACAACTTTCATAAATTTACTATGCGCTTCCGCAATGCTTATAAGGGCGAGGTATTTCAGTATATCCGCACCTTTGAGCCGCATAAGAAGGACGGCGTGCCGCATATTCATGCTTTGATATATGCCCCAAGGCATACTATTCCTTACCTACTTAAAATTTACAAAGACGTATTCTATGCCCCGCAGAATTTAAGAAACGAGCGTTTAACTGCGGCTCAAATAGCAAACAGCGAGATCAACGGCTTTCAGACCTCTATAAACAACGCCACGGGCTATGTGATGAAATATATCACCAAAACCTTTATAAATTTCAACGAAACTGACGATATTAATGAGGTTCAGGCGTGGTTTATAAAGCATAAAATTCGCAGGTTCTTATCCTCGCAAAACCCAATCCCTCTTTGGGTATATCGTAAGATAAATTTCATTAAAGGTTTGCGTGATCTCGGCAACCTTAATATTCTAAAGGATTTCAACGATACGCTTATAGAGTGGGATTACAAAAACCAAAGTATCTTTATGTCTATCCCATATACTTCTGAGGAGCTTATATACGAGGACGGACACCTGCTATATTACGTCTGCGGCAGGCTTAAGCATGAATACGTAAAGAATATCAATCCGGCTCAAAGTAGCGGTAAAATTCAATCTCACGAGCTTAAATCCGTTCAGGCTGCCTATAATAGCGGTATTAAACCAGTTTATTATGATCCATACAAGATATTCCGCACCGCTTGGAAAGATATGAGCGATGAAAGGCTTAAGCTCTATTGGCGCGACAATCAAAAAGAGATGACGGACGATATTAACGGCATAGTCGATTACGCTATGCTCGAAAACGAGATGATCGAGCGCGGCTTTATTCAAAGGTATAGTAACCATATCAGACCTTTTACCGAGCATGCTTACGATGATATGGATGAGCTCGTATTTAAGTATTCCAATAATGGCGTGATACCGTATCCGTTTTAGGAGGCAAATAATGAAATTTAGCCATTACGCCGATTTGTATCTCAAATTTGGCAAGAAAGAGTGGAAAAACTCGACTTTTGTCAAGAACGCGGGTATTGTGGCAAATCGTTTGCGCTTTTTTGAGAATATGGAAATTTCGGATATAAAGCCGTCTGTAATCCGTGTATGGCTTGACGGAATATCTGATGTTTGCAACAAGAGCAAAAAACACTATCTTTCATCTTTGAGCCAGATTATCAAGATTGCCTTAGAGGATGAGGAAATTTCTAAGAATCCGCTTATCCATATAAGGAAAATGCAGCATATAACTCCGCGTATTGAGCCTTTCACGAATGAGGAAGTATTGAAAATCTTGGAGGCTTCCAAAAAATACAATGAAAATTTTAGGATTTTTCTAAAGGTCGGTTTCTTTACGGGGCTTCGCACGGGCGAGATTTTGGCTTTGAAAATTTCCGATATAGACCTACAAAATCGCGTTATCTCTGTGAATTCTACCCGCTCAAGGTTCGGTGAAAGCACTCCTAAAACTTATCTTAGCATTCGTAAAGTGCCTATTTTAAATGCTCTTTACTATCCTTTGAAAGATTTTCTTTTTTCTCATAGCTCCCTTAAATATTTGCTGCAAACTCAATACGGCAAGCCTTACAAAGACACTAGCGTTTTTACCTATGATTGTTGGAAGCCTATTTTAATGGGGTTAAATTTAAAGTATCGTCGCCTTTACAATATGCGTCATACTTATGCTACGAATATGCTTTACCAAAATTTCGTTTCACCAGTTGAGCTTGCAAAGCTTTTAGGGCATTCCACTCCAAAAATGGTTTATGACGTTTACGTCAATTACCTAAATTCAAACTTAAAAGATTTCGATCGAAACATTAAAATTTACTGAATTCTCTAACACGCCTAGCGTTAGGGTCGCTTTGTTTTTTAAAAAAGTGCTTCAAATATCGCTAAAATGGGGTTTATGGCGGACAGAGAGGGATTTGAACCCTAGTTTAATCTTTAGGGGAATTTAGTGCATTTCGATTTTAATTACTTCGTCGGGATCAGTGTGTAAATTCCCTGAAATTTTGCATAGTTTTATACTATTTTGCACCATAAAGCAGCTATCATTTTCTTTGGAAAGGATTTGGAATTCTATCGTGCCCATTCCCTTAAATATCTCTTTTACCATTTTGCCTTGTATGGATTTTTTAGCTGCGTCATTTATCCCCGTTTTATCATAATAGATATCGTCTTTCTCTGCTCTTACCACTCCGTTATTATTTATGCTCCATGCCATATCGGTTGGGATTTCTTTGTTTTCCTCTACTTTATAAATTTTACCGCTTTTATCAAATCTCATTCTTATTTTGTCGTATCTGCCAAAAATGAAATTTACGCAACATTGAGTTTCTATCGCTTCCCACGTGCCGATTAAATTTATATTTTTGCCAAACTGATATTGCTTGTTGTTTGGCGATACGTTTATTTCCATGCTTTCTTTGGCTTGTATGCTGGTGAGGGTTAGGATTGCTGTCAATAATATTTTATTCATCATTTTCTGCTTCTTTCTCCATCTCTCTTTTCAAAATTTTAGTTTCCATACTGCTTAGATAGTATCTTTTTTCTATTTCCTTGAGCTGCCTAAATTTTTGCAATAATTCCCGCTCATAAGAGTTTGTTATATCGGCTGAAAAGTATGAGATTATTATTTTATATAGATTTGGGTTTTGTCTTTCCCAATTATACAGCGTTTTTAAGTCTTTGCCGATAAATTTTGCAATTTCTTTCTTATCCATTGGAAATAATTCCCTCTATTTAAAGTTTTTTTAATAAAGAATTTGCAATAATTCCCGCAGAGAATTTGCAATAATTCCATTCGCAAAGTTATTATAGCAAAATCTGTATTTAATTTCCGCACTATGCCGCGACAGAGTAAAGATGTCTAGGGTCGAAGTTAGGCGGGGATCTCACCCGAGCAAGTGATTAAACTACTCAGGGCGGTTTGTGAAAATAACTCTTCCTTCCGCCCTTTAAGGTTTAATCGAGTTAAGCTCAATCAAATATAAAGGAAGAGTTATGGACTACATTACGCAAGACTTCAAGGTCTCTTACGAACTTACAAAGGCTATCGCAAAAAGCGGCGCTAAAGGCGAGATGAACGGACGGGCTTATTCAAGCTCCGTAAAGCTTACCTCTCG